AACTGGCGGGCGTCAACCTTCAACGCCACCAATGCCGTGTTGGGGTAGGCGAATTTCTCGTCGATGATTTCCGCCAGGCTTTGCCAGACAATCCCGTTTTGCAAATAGGCGCTGCTGCTATCAGGCGTGATGCGAGTAACGCGAACGCTCCAGGGTCCGGTGCCAGCTAGATCAAATTCGTAGGCGCGTTGAAACTGGCTGCTGGATTTACCGCTGACTTCAGGTTCGGCAACGGTGTTGTAAGGACCGCCATTGGCGGAAACGGAAATTCGGTATTTGACGCTGGTAGCACGAATATCGCCGTTATCGACGTTGGTGGATTGCAACGCCGTGTGGCTGATGATGACGCGGCAACGCTCGGTGTCTAGGTCGGTGATGGTGCGGGTGATTGGACCCGATGCCACCGTGACAGCCGTGTTGACACCCTCGGTGTTTTCAACCGTGCTGAACCCCAGCATCGGGGTTTGAGTTTCGTCTGTTCCAGTGCGACTGTCAATCGTGTAACCAGAGAAATTTTTGCTGCCGTCTGGATTTTGGATTGGCGTTGAATCAAGGAAAATGTCTTCCTCTGCGCTATTCGGGAAGCCTTCAATTTCACCTTCGCTAACTGCATAAACCGTCTTGGCAAATGCAACAGAAAACAGGTTGTTTGCTTCCTCAACAGGTTGCCGCGTCGGTGCAACAATCGTTTGCTGAACGACCGTGGGTTGCGGTGCAGACGCGCCACCACCAGCACCACTAATTTCAGGCAGGTTGTTGAGGTCTTCCATCAGAGGTAGTTCTGCAGCTCAAGGCCGAACGACAGCACCGGCAAACTGCCGATAATGCGCTCACCGTAAAGGACTGGAACCACCTCGCCTTGCTTTGTATTGGCGTTTGATTTGTCGAACGTAAATGATTTGAGCTGATCGGATTCGCTGCGTCCAGTTGTGGCACCACCACCAACTGCATCGACTGTTGGCATCTTTGGCGTAGGCGTGAGCAGTTGAGCAATGCCGCCGAAAATCAATGCGCCTCCAAATAGGCCAATCTTGGTCATGGTCGCACCGCCAATAGCAGCACCAACACCAGGCAGCAACAAAGAAAATGCCACCAAGGCAACGCCTGCCAAGATTTGACCAGTTGCACCACGACCAGCCGGGATAGGTGCTAGCACCAATCGCTTGCTCATTGGCCAGAGCAGTTGATCTTCGTTGAGTCCTTCAGCACGATCAGTCACCACACGCCACATGATTCCATTGTCACCACTGCCAACCATGTATTGGCGCAGTTCTGGCATCTGTACGCACAGCGCCCTTACAGCCTCAGCTGGGGTCTTGACGGCTAACTGGAACCTTCGCCCAAAGCGTCGTCCGGCTTCGCCCAGCAGTCGAATTGTGACCATCAGCCTGCTCTCCGCACCACCATGTAGCTATTCTCGCGGAAGTATCCGCTGTATGCCGTAGTCCCAGACAACCTTCCAACAAGGTGTTGGTACAGCAAATTGGCGTCTGGGTCTTCCACAACCGCAACGTGGTTGCAGCAATTCTGATTGCGGATGCGGAACAGGATCACATCACCGCGCTGCAGTGGCACGGTAACCGGAATCCGCACAAAGCCCTCAGCGGCGAAGTTGTCCTCAAAGTGCGTGAAACCACGGGTCGACCATTCCCCTTCGTATTCGCGCTTGTAGTCGCCCATCGCCACGCCCATTTGCTGCCAATACCAATCCCGCACAGCGGAATAGCAGTCGTACACCCCATAGTTCCAAGGGCGACCAATGAGACCGGCGGATTGTTGAGGATCCAGCCAGAACGATTGGCTACCACCGCAATCCCAGACGGCATACGGAAGGTTGAGTTGCTTGCACGCCTTCACGTCAGCCGGACTGAAACCGCTGTAGTTCGCGTGGCTATGCCAGCAGGCGATGGCGTCATCCAAATACAACGCGGTGTCTTCGGCCGCAATGGTGAACTGATCTGGCACCGTACTGGTGTTGACGCACTCCACCACCGATCCGTCACCCAGGATGAATCCGCAAGTTTCCTTGGGATGAACCGCCTCGGCGTATTGGCGCATCGCCAACTGTTGTGGCTGCATCAGTGGATTAGCCCAGGTAGAAAGCGCCATCAGCCTTGTGAATCCACCAAGCCGGGGAAGCCACCAAACGGTAGACGGCTACCGGAGCCAAATCTCAAACGGCAACTTTCTAGTCGCTTACCGCAAGCGTCCTGCGCCAAAGTGCCGACCACATTGTCATTCGCGTCCCAGTAGCTAGCGCCGTTGTAGTGGCAACCAATGTTGTCGCGGTAAATCCACTGACACTGTTCACGCAACAGGCGACGCCCCGGCAAACTGCGCCCTTCAAGGTCGAAAGGAACAGATAGTTGGAAGGTGACGGACATCTTTGTTTCGTTGGTTTTCTGCTCAACGATCCATTCATCCGGTCCCCAGTAAGCATCAGGATCCGCATCAGGCTGGCCATCAAGGTAGGTGGTCAGCGTGCGGATTCTCTTAACAGTTGCACCCACCAGGTCTTCGTATGTGTTGGTAAGACCAGTGATTGCAAGGCCTACGTTCGCGAACGTAATGCTTGGCCGTTCCAGCTGGCCACTGGTGTTTAACTCAAACCCAGTCGCCTGCAAAGGCAATGGCGTGTAGGTGTTGCCGTCATAAACCACATCCGCGCCATTGACCTGAGTCCAGTTGCAAAATCTGTAGATGGATTGTTCTGATGAGCCCGCAGGCAGCAACAGCGTGAAATCCAGCGTGAAGAGATCGATGACCTCTGGCAGCTGGGTCTTAAATGTTTGTGCGTTAGGAGGTGCTTGCGTCATACATAAACTTGGCGCATGGTGAAGTTGAGAACGTAATAACTACAGCTGATAAACAAAAACTCCCAACCGTCCTCAATGACGTAATTCCTAGCAGCCAACGTCAGTGATACATTCACGTCGGTCAAATTTGCAATCGTCACAGACGTAAGGCGACCAGTAGCCAAATTGGCGGTGTAATTAGTTGGCCTGGTGTAACCGGTCAACGTCACAGCAGAAAGGTTGGTATAGCCAAGATCTAGGATGCCAGCCTCGAATTGACCGACAAACGCCTTGGTGGCGTTCGGAGGCGTCCAAGCAAATGCCTGCCCTTTCTTTCGGTATAAATACGATTCGATTCCATAGGCCTGTTCCTGATCCAGCGGACCAGTGCTGCAATTCCAGTTCTCTTGCTGAGCGTTCAAGCCATCAGTCAAGATTTGGGAATAGCCATCGCCGAACTGCATCCGTTGCGTTCTGACCGTCCGCCGCGCCGTGGTTTGCAGTGCCACCGGCATGTCATTGAGATTGATGAACGCAGTCATCGCAGCATTCCTCCACTGCGCTTCTCATTGGCCAATGTAGCCAAGACCAAATTTTGAACCTGGGTAGCCACCTGCTTTTGAGCCAATGGGCTAAGGCTTTCACCAGTGTTCTGCACAGTGATATTGATCTCACCGACTTTCACGCCACCACCTCCTGCGACACCGAGCTTGCCATCGCGACCACGTTTTAGAGGCATTATCGCTTCTGCGCCCGACTCACCCATTAGCCCAAACTGACCAGACCCGCCATTGGCGAAGGCGAACACGGTTGGCTTGCTGACAATGCCTCCCTTGGCAAAGCCTGTAATCCCTGTGCCAAACCCAACCGAAGGATTTAATCCGCTCGCAACACCCAAAAGGTTGCCACCACCAGATGTCAGATTTTTAATGCTTTGCAAAATAGGAGCAATGATCACCAATCGGGTGATCATTCTGGTTGCCTCCTCAATTATGGATATTGCGAACTGCCTAAAGTTAAACGTGCCAGTAGTGACAAGACTGGTGATTGCATCCTCCAACCCCTTGAAAGCACCCAAAGCAACATTGCTTAGATTAGCGCCCAGTGTCCCGATGCTTTCAATATATGAACTGATGCCAGCATTAAAGTCTTCCATTGCGCTGGTCGTCTTCTCGACGGAGATGTAGAACAGTTCTCCGCTCATGCCGGCTTCAAAGCCTGCTCCATAAAAATCTTTGAAGGCTTGCGTGCCAGCATTGATTTTTTCAATCTCTAGCCGGCGCAAATCAATCGAACGTTGCCGCTGGATATTGGCTTGTTGCTCACCACTTAATGCTTGACGGAAGGCCTTATCGGATGCAGCAATTAGAGCACGACGCTTCTCCTCATATTCCAATGCAATCTTCTTTACTGGATTGGTTTCGCGAGCGACAGCAAGCTCGCCTCTTGATTGCTTCAATGCTTCCTGCGAATCGAGCAATGCCTCCTTGCGACGTGCCGCTTCGTCTTTCGCTTTCTGCTTGCCACCATCTCCAGTCCGCAGGCCACTGATGTCTGGCGTTGTGCCAGGCGGAGGGGTTGGGATGTTGGGCATCTGCAAGCCTTTTCCGAGCGTATCGCCGATTCGCTTGGTGAGGTCGTCGATCATCTTGCCGACACCAGCGACCAGAGCAAAAGTGCCAAGCGTGCCGGCAGCAACAGCAGCGATCGCCTTTGTCTGAGCCGGTCCAGGTGTCTGCAGCGCAGCGATCACACCCAACACCGAAGCGCGAGCAGTCTCGATTGCAAGCAGCGTGCGCTGCAGGATCACCATCGGACGCAGCACTGTAAGCACACCACGCAGCGCCGTTGCAAAGGTGGTCACATTGGTGGCGATGAAGACTCC